TCAGGAGATACTCTCTGAGGTCTATATCGCCCGATGCGCTCCTGAAGAACTTTTATCGCTACCGCCAGCGGCTTTTTCCGAAAACACCTCGAAAATACCAAAAAAACGGGGTATTTAATTATTTTTAATACATACTGAGTGCAAATTTCTGTCACTCAAAAATTAGTAATAATCGCTCTAAAATTTAACATTATGAAAGAGTTTTCCTGTCTTTTAGTGGTTTCCCTCCTTGGAGGCTCTAAAAAAAGCATCGTTTTCAGCGCTGACCCGTTCACATTCGAGCCTTCCATAGCAGAAGAAAATGGAGGTGTATATTGGGATTGTAGCAAGACATTTATCGTTGATGTAGCAGCGGAGGAGAGCATTTTTAACGAGCTGAAGGTTGTCCGTAGTGCGATAGTCATGCTCGCAAGCGTCGGCCGTTCGGATGCACGTACCTATGATATAGGTACGGAAACAATACCGGCGAAGGTTCAGCTCGTCAGGCATCTGAATAAGGCGAAGCTTATTGTTAAGTGTAAAATGCTTGCGAATCCATTGTTTTAAGGTCTTTTATATACCTATTATATATATGTACCTTTGTGGAAAACTTAATTGAAATGGACGAAATACAGACCCTTCTGCTATCCACTCTACCTCTATGGATTACTGAGGATGCCTACCGTCAGCTGATGGTAGCTGCATTCCCATTGAATGGTACGGTGGTAAGCTTCGAACAGAAAAAAGCCGAACAGGCGATGAGTATTCCTGAGATTCGGGAATATCTCAAGGCTCATACATATTATCAGTACGAGACGCATGAAGCGCTGTTAGCGATATCTGCCAAGGTATCGCAGAGAGATGAAACGAAAAGTGTACAGCTCACGGATGAATACAATTCGCCATCTCTGGATGATGGTACAATCGCATATCATCGTGTATTCGGAGTTGTGACAGCAAACAGCTACTGGTATTTCTCTTCCAAACAGCTGGAACAGGATATTATTGCCGCTGAGAACAACCCGCAGATATCCGCTCATCTCCTTCATATCAATTCTCCAGGAGGAGAGGCATGGTACATGGATCGATTGAGCGAGACTCTGCGAAGCGCCAAGAAACCTATCATTGCCATCTATGAAGAATACTGCGCATCGGCAGCCTATTACATCGGCTGTCATGGTCAGAAACTTTACGCAACAACGAATCATGACTTCGTTGGATGCATCGGTACTATGTGTTCCTTCTGGAACTTTGAGCCATACTTCGAGAAGTTAGGGCTGAAGAAGATTGTAGCGAAGGCTACCAATTCTAGCCGGAAGAATAAGATTTTCGAGGACCTGAAGAACGGTAAGTCTGAAGACTATATTAAGAATGTTCTTGATCCGATGAATGAACAGTTCCTGGCAGAAGTGAAATCTCAGCGTTCCAAACTGGCAGAACTGGATGATGACGCCCCGGTACTTCAGGGAGAGAGCCTGTATACCGCTCCAGCCGAAGAAGTCGGTCTCATCGACGGTAAGCGCACCTTACTGGAGGCGATTGCAGAGGTGGCAGAACTTGGAGAGACCTATATGGGGACGCAGAGCCTTTACGGATTTAGCTAATATATTATTTTTGTTTGATCTAAGTTGTTTTAATATTTAAATGATTGATTTATGAATTTCAAAGCAAAGTTAAACAAGGTTCTCGAGAGTCTTGGTTTTACTAAGAAGTTTGAGAATAAGAGCCTTACCGCAGATGAGTATAAGGCTCTTTGCGAGGCGTACCAGAAAGAGTACCAGAGTACTCTCATGGATGACCTCGCTGCGGAGAATAGTGCAGCCGAGCAGGCTGAGCATCAGAAGCAGATCAATGAGCTCTATGCCATTGTCTCAAAGGCTAACAAGTCAAAGGATGATGATTCTGACGGCGATGGAAGTGGCGACGACGATGATGATGCAGGAAAGAAGAACGAGAACAGCCAGGATGTATCGTTCGAGAAACTCTCTACAGCTGTCAACACTCTCGCTGAGAATATGAAGAAGATGGCTAATAGTACAGCAGATGACAAACCTGCTGCTCATGTTACTGCTCCTTCTATTCCTATTAACGGTTTCGAAACTAACGCTAACTACCTTTTCGGTATCGAGCATTCTATGTTCGATATGAAAAAGCGCTGGAACCGCATTGTCGCTAATCCTGAGATAGCCTTAGCATCTGCGCCAAACGAGGAGACAGACGGCAAAGCATTCCGTTCTGAAGCGATGGCGTTCGCGAGATCACTCCAGGAGCGTTACAAATATCACCAGGTACGCAACGAGCTTGGCAACGTTAAGGCTCTCGCTTCCGGCCAGTTCGCTACTAATTACTCAGGCGTGGATAATGCCGGATTGGGCGACCAGTTTGTCATCCTTCGCCAGGATGCGCTTATTGCCCGAATCCTTGAGCTTCGTAATCTTACAGAGTTCTTCCCAGTTCGCTATGGTGTTCAGGATCGTGACATTCTCTTCAACGCATTCTTCGATGAGGTATCTCAGGGCTACCAGGAAGGTGAAATCTACAAGGGTGGCATGCAGCTCGAAAACGAGATGGGCTATGTTGATGACGCCATGATTAAGGTTAAGTTTGGCCCAATGAAGGAACTTGAGCGTAAGTATATCGCTTATCTCAATAAGGAGGGCTCCGATCCTATCAAGTGGTCTATGGTTGAATTCTGCCTTCTCAACCTTCTGAAGAAGGCTCAGGACGAGCAGAACCAGCGTCGTATGCGTGGTATCTATGTTAAGCCGGAGACTGGCCAGGCATCAAGCTACCTCAATGCAGGTACAGGTATCTGGTATACCTTGCTTCGGTACATCCACGACTACAGCATTAAGCCATTTGCTAATAAGAGCTACAATACTTATACTTCAGCTAATATGCTGGATGCGGTTAAGGAGTTCATTACCGACGTTAAGACTCACCTCTCTGAGGGCATGACCATCGATAACCATGTTCTCTATCTCAATGAGAACCATATTGACTGGTGGCTTGCTAACTGCCGCGAGACTTATGGCAAGGATCAGGACTTTACCGGCCCTAACGGCTACAAGAACCGTGTTCCTGACTCTACTATCCAGATTAAGTGGCTCCCATATGAGGGTAGGTCTTGCTGGATGTTTATGGATGTTCCTGGCAATATCCAGTTTGTAGAGAACCTCCCTGGCGAGATGTTCGCCGTAAAGATGGAGGAACAGATGGAGATGGTTCGTGCCTGGAGCACATGGAAAGAAGGTTGTGGTGCAGCCTTTACCGGTCGCAAGTTCGACAATAAGGCTGCCATGGATGCCAACGATTACGAATTCCAGCAGATCTTTACCAACCTCCCTGCAACTGTTATTGGTGCAGAGATCAACGGCGCAAACGGCTTCTGGCAGATTACAGATGATGCTACTACGGCAACCGCTATCGAGAATATCACGAATGCAAAGGCTGGCGTAGCTTACTGTATCGAGATTGGTGAGGATGATACCAAGCATCAGCTTACCATTGCCAAGAGTGACAAGTTTGCAAATATTACCGCAGCATGGACTCCTAGCCAGGCTGGCGACTATATCATGGTTATTCTCGGCAAGGACGAGAAGTTCCGTGAGCTCGAACGTCGCGTAGGTGGCAAGCGAACCATTAACAAGGCTGTTCAGCCTAATGTTCCTGGTGGCCGTTAGTCCTTATTATATATATTGTTAACTCGTAGGTGAGGTACGGCGTACCTCGCCTACATTTTCAGAAAAAATTATGAAGAAAAACAATGTTCCAGTACGTTCTCGTACTTATAACCCTAACAAGGGTTATCATTATGCCCAGCATAAGGGCCGTCTTCTCTTCATGACGCTCATTATGCTGCTCGGCATCGTTTCACTTCTGCAGATGTTAGCTGATCCTACATCTACCTTCGGTATAGGTGGCACAGGAGTCTCTATGGCTTCGTTCGTTGCGCTGACATCTATCGAAGATGTGACAGACCGAGATACCCATGGTTCTGCCATTGCTTACCAGGTGGTATTGGTTCCTACGACTTTAATTGATTTATCGAAGGCCTTCCCTCAGCCGGATAAAGACCGCAAAGTCAAGGCAATGCCATTTAAGACAGAGGTCGCCGACACCCTGAAGGCTTATCTCTTCGATGCGCATGATATTCCTACATTTACGGCTACGACAGAGAAGGGAGATATCACGACATCTGGCGAGAATAACCTGGTAATCATCATGGGTGGCACTCGCGTGGATCTCTATAACTTCATTGAGCAGTATGCTGGTGGTAAGTTTATTATTCTTTATAAGCATGTAAAGGATACCCAATGGTATATCGTCGGCGAACCTGAGCGCCCTATGATTCTCAATAATACAGAGACTAAGGACGATAAGGACGGCCGATACACCACCTTCACATTTAAGCGCACATCTGTAGACCTTCCTTGCCTGTATGCTGAGGATCCTCTTGGTGTGACAGCCGCCGCTGCTGTCGCTCATTCAGACACGGCTCCTGGCACAAGGCAGAATACGGCTTCAGGTTCTTCAACTGGTAAGACAACAATTTCTTAGCGTTTCTCATTTTATTTAGTTTATTAGTTAATTTTAAGGTGTGTCGCCACAAGAGGTGGCGCACCTTTTATAATATATAAGGTATGATTAGTAGAAGAGAAAAATTGCAATTATTCAATAAACTCAGAGGAGCCGGGCACGCTGAAGCCGACCTTGCTCTCCTGGAGGATGTAAACCCTCGCCATCCTAAACTTACTCGTTTCGCCCGTGACCCGAAACGTTATGCAGACGAAATACTCTACGCTCTTTTGGATGAGTGCGATGAAGGGGATATCGTAGATCATCGAATCTATTTCGAGAAATTAAACGATACTTCAGCTGGGGAAGAACAGGGACCTGTAGATGGTTCTAGTGATACTTCAGCTGGGGAAGAACAGGG